GCCAGGGGGGAAGAACATTCGATAGAATGCCCAGGTTGTCGAGACGAAAAGTACGTCCTGAACATTCGGTTTGCAAGCCAGGCTGATAGGGATTTGATATACAAGTTTATGCAAAGGCAAGACGAAATAATCGACACGTTTACGATGAATAAATCAACGGAGGGGGGAACCCATGAAACTGATGACGAAAGCAATCGCTAAAAGTTTACCCGAAATTGGTACGACTGATGGGCAAGGGTATTCGGCTGTGGCAAAGGTCAAGTATTTCACTCCGTGGTCAAACTGGACTTGGTACGCCACGGAGTACGAGCCAGAGACGGAAAGAATGTTTGGTTTGGTTGTAAGCCCAATGGAAAAAGAACTCGGCACTTTCAGCCTAGAGGAAATAGGGTCAGTATCATTCGCTGGGCTGAAGGTGGAACGAGACTTATACTTCAAACCTCAACCGCTTGCTGATTGTTGGGAGAAGCATTGCCTGTAATGTTTTCCAGAAGGTTTTGGTGTACACTCTATTTCACGGACGATAATCCGTGGAACTGGGTGTACATCATTACCGAGGCAATCGATGTCGCTGATGTTTTGCGGAAGTTCGAAAACGACGTTGACTATCCGGAGTTTCCGGAAGCATTCAGCGCATTGAGGAAAATCGTCTTTGATGACGGAAGAACGTTTGACTCAGACGACATCCAGAAGATACAAGAGAAAACCAAAAAACAATTATTCGAAGGGCTTTCTCTGTATCCTCTGTAACAATCAGCGCCATAACAGTAGCAAAGGTCTTTGCTTCCCTTGTTACAGCAAAATCCGCAACAAAGCCACTAAGAACTGCACTCACCACTACGTCATTGAAACCCCAAAAGGTAGTACATCCCAAGCAGTCTGCAAGCTATGCGGTCTGCCCAAAACCTTTACCAATGTCTTAGAGACGAGCGACCTGGGATTCAATATCTGATTGACATATCGTGATATATTTGCATTTGGGGAAACATAATGGCTAAGAAAACCAGAGAATCAAAACCCAGGGCAATAGCTGCCAGGCTGAAAGGCCAACAGGCAATCCGGTTACGTGTTGCAGGGGCAACGATAAGCCAGATAGCCGAACAGTTGGGTTATGCCAGCGATTCCAGCGCTTACAAAGCAATCATTAGAGAACTGGAAATGACGGCTCGCTACCAGAGGGAAAGCAACGAAGCCGTCAGGGAATTAGAGTTGAAGCGCCTCGACCAGATGCAATTTCCGATTTGGCAAGGAGTGATAAACGGCGATACGCAGTCTGTCGCAACTGCCTTACGGATTCAAGAAAGAAGAGCTTCATTATTAGGCCTGGATGCGCCAAAACAAATCGACGCCAGGGTAAGATTGGACGTTATGTCATGGAATGAAGCGCTGAAAGATTTCCTAGAAATATACAAAGAATACCACGGTCAAGCACCCGAAGCTCCCCAGGTGCTCGCCAGGCTAGACTTACTAGGCCAAGAAAAGTTCGCCGGAGCAATGACATAAACCGAATGAAAAAAGGTCGTTATGGAAATCAGAAACAGAATCAAGGAATTACGCCAGGTCAAGGCTTCCGAACTATCTCGTAATCCTCGCAATTGGAGAAGGCATCCTGTATCACAAACAAAAGCACTCCAAGGTGCATTGGCCGAAATAGGCTATGCTGACGCATTGATTGCCTACGAGACAGAAGAAGGGTTAATGCTGATTGATGGGCATTTGCGTGCTGAAACCACTCCTGACATGGAAGTGCCTGTACTGATAACAGACCTTGATGAATTAGAAGCGAACAAACTCTTAGCAACCCTCGACCCACTAGCCGCAATGGCACAAACAGACCTAGACGCATTTCTCAGTCTTATTGCAAATGTTGAAACGGACAACGATGCGCTCAAAGGGGTAGTGGAAGCTATCGCCGGAGGGAACCTCAAGGCTTTGGAAGCTATGCAGAAGCCCAAGGTCGGATTGACTGACCCAGACGAAGTGCCACCAGAACCAGAGGAGCCGTGGGTGCAAGTAGGCGACCTGTTCCAGTTGGGGGAGCATCGGTTGTTATGTGGCGATGCAACCGTCAGAGATGATGTTGGGGTTGTTTTAGGTGATGGAATTAGACCGACCATTATGGTGACAGACCCCCCTTATGGGGTGAATTATGAAGGCGGTGCTAATAACGAAGCAAAAAGAGATTCTATTATCGGAGATGATTCGACCGACCTCTATGGGGCGGCACTTTCGTTGTCCCCTGCGGATGTTGCGTATCTTTGGCATAGTGACACGAAGGCTGAAGGAGTATATAAGGCGGTTGCTGACTGCAAATATGAAATTCGGGCGCAGATTATATGGGTGAAACTTAACCCACATTTTGGAGCCTTTACAGCCCATTACATGCAAGCGCACGAGCCTTTATTGTATTGCGTGAAGGGAAAATCGCATTGGGTTGGGCCGACAAATGAACGAACGGTTTGGGAAATCGTACAACCACACAGAAATGAATATCATCCTACGCAAAAACCTGTTGAATGTATGGAGCGTCCAATCCGCAACCACGAAGGCAACGTATACGACCCCTTCCTTGGTTCTGGCACAACTCTTATCGCTTGCGAGAAGCTAGACCGCATCTGTTATGCGATGGAGATAGAGCCGAAGTATGCACAGATAGCGATTGAGCGTTGGCAGAATTACACCGGTCAGAAAGCGGTTCATTTGAATAATTCTATCAAAGAATTGGAGAGCGATGGAAATCAGGGATAGAGTCAAGGAGCTACGGAGAGTGCCAGCCAAGGATTTAATACGGAATCCCCACAACTGGCGTAAGCACCCATTCACACAACAGAGTGCGCTTCATGGTGCATTGACTGAAATAGGCTACGCTGATGCGCTTATCGCTTATGAGACTGATGATGGCTTACAGCTAATCGACGGCCATCTCAGGGCTGAAACCACTCCTGATATGGAAGTGCCAGTTCTTGTTGTCGACTTGAACGAAACAGAAGCGAATAAACTCTTAGCAACTCTCGACCCATTAGCGGCAATGGCACAAACAGACCTAGACGCATTTCTCAGTCTTATTGTGGATGTTGAAACGGAAAGTAATGCGCTCAAAGGGCTATTGGAAGCTATCACAAACAATGAAGTAAATCCAATGCCAGATTTCACTAATTCTGATGTGCCAGTTTTGCCCGATATTTTAGGTGACGACTTGGGAGATAATATAGAACTTTGTATATGTGAGTGCGGACATGAACACCATCGCCCTAAAAAATAACCCACCAAATGGCAAAACCTTGGTCAGCCTGTTTGCGGGCTGTGGTGGGTCATCGTTAGGTTATAAAGCAATCGGCTATGATATCAGGTTGGCTGTCGAATGGGATAAAGGGGCTACGTTTATTTATCGGGATAATTTCCCTGAGACAACCATGCACGAAGGCGACATCAACAAAATGGATGTAGGTGAAGCCTTACGCCTAATGGAATTGAGGCAAGGGGAGCTTGATGTGCTGGATGGTTCACCGCCATGCCAAGGATTTAGTGGAGCAGGGAAGCGGCAATTCGCGGATATAAGAAACGAATTATTCCATGAATATGTACGGTTCTTACGGGGAATGATGCCCAAGGTATTTGTCATGGAGAATGTAGCAGGGCTTGCTATGGGCAAGATGAAAATCCTATTCTCAGAGATGACCAGAGCATTACAAGATAGCGGTTATAAAGTTGCTTGTCGGCAATTGAACGCTTGGTGGTACGGCGTTCCACAATCGAGAGAGCGGCTGATATGGGTGGGTATCAGGAATGATATAGAAGGGGAGCCATCACACCCTCAACCAATGCTCCGTCGACCTGTATCAGTGCGTCAAGCCTTGAATCTAATTTCGGATGTAGCTATGAAAAATGATGACTTCGTGAATAAATGGCAATCGAGTGACCGACCAGCACCAACATTGATGAGCAGCCAAAGGCCCGTTATGGGAATAACCATAGATATTAATAACTATAATAAACCACGGGACTGGAGTCCTGTCGCACATACTTTGCGAGGCGGCCAAAAACCGAGAATAGCCATAGCTGGTTCTTACAGCTTCCCGAAAAATGCCATCGCTAATGGACAAAACATCAACAAACCTAGCCAAACACTTGCAGCGATTCGCCCACCGACATTAGTAAATGGGACGGCTACTCGCTCTATCACTATCGAAGAAGCAAAGGTTCTCCAGAGTTTCCCTCCTTGGTTCCGCATCCAGCAATATAAGTATATTGGCAATAGTGTCCCTCCATTGATGGCACAGGCTATCGGAGAACACATAATAGGTATTTTAGATAATAGATAGTACAAAAGGTGTATTACTGATAATGGTGGATAAGAAATGACAGTGCGTCCAAACCCAATGGCTTTGTTGTCAGCCAGAGATTGGTGGGATGAAATAGATTCACAATGGAAGCCATTACCGCACCAGGTTCCTCCCCAGGGCGAATGGGATGTCTGGCTTATCCTGGGAGGCCGTGGTTCCGGTAAGACGATGGCTGGAGCGCAATTTGTTCTTGACCATTTGAGAAAAAATGGGAGGAAGGCCAGGGTAGGTATTGGCGCACCAACTATTGCAGCAGCGAGGGATGTTTGCGCTGAAGGTGTTACAGGCTTGATGACATTGGCTGGCTCGGAATTTACTTACAACCGGTCTATCGGAGAAGCCTATCATCAGAATGGTGGTTATGTGAAATTCCTGGGCTCGGAAGAACCAGCCAGGTGGAACGGCCCGCAATGGTCGCTTTTATGGGCCGATGAGTTGGCGTTGTGGAAAGAAGCCAGCTGGCATCAGGCCCAATTCGGACTCCGCCTGGGCGAGCATCCCCAGGTCATTGCCACGACGACTCCAAAGAATAGACCGTTCGTACGAGAACTGTCGGAAATGACCACGACTACAACCGTGAGGGTAACGACGTATGAGAATCCTAATTTGTCCGACTCTGTGAAAGAGCGTTTATATAAACAATATGGCAACACCAGGCTCGGCCGCCAAGAAATACTCGCCGAATGGCTCGAAGATGTCCCTGGTGCGTTGTGGGGATTGGATTCATTCCAAACCAGGCCAGACCCACCACCATTGAAGAAAATAGGAATAGCGATTGACCCAGCCGGAGGCAATGACCCAGAAAACGACGAAACCGGCATCATCGTGGGTGGTGTAGGGGCCGATGGCTACGGCTACGTGATTCAGGACTTGTCCGGAAAGTTTACACCAGGTGAATGGGCGCAGCGGGCCATATCAGCTTACGATATGCACCAGGCGGATTACATCGTCGCCGAAATGAACTACGGTGGGCAGATGGTCGAACACACCTTGCGAACTGTAAGGAAAAACGTGCCAATCAAAAAAGTCACTGCCACCAGGGGCAAATTCACCAGGGCGCAACCAGTTGCAGCATTATACGAACAAGGGAGAATATTTCACTCGGGACATTTTCCAAGATTGGAAGACCAGTTGACGCAATGGACTCCAGATTCGCCTTTCAGCCCTGATAGGCTAGATGCCCTGGTCTGGCTGTTTACGGAACTGATGGTAGATGTAAAAGAGGCACATATTCTGGTATAGTGGCTACTTTAGGAGGTAAGCAATGGCTCGATTTGAAGTTGCAAGAAAGCGGCTAGCTAATCTCCTCTGGAAGCAAAACCCTACACCAGCTGCATCCCAGCTGATTACTACTCTCGATGAAACTATGGGAGTGGGCCAAGATTGGACTCCAGAGGCATACGGAAACTATTACGCCAGGTCGTCACTCGTCTATTCTGCGGTGCGCACCAGGGCTGAAGCAGTCGTTCGCCCCAGGTTACGAGTTATGCAGGGTAAAACTCCTGACGACGCAGTTGAACTGGACACTAATCATCCTTACGTCCAGCTGATGGCCAGGGTGAACCCATTCTGGACTCGGAGCGATTTGTGGAGAGCCACGAGCATCAACCTCGATTTATGGGGTTCGATGTTCTGGAATATCGAGCGAGGCCCTGGCAATCTTCCAATAGCTTTGTGGCCTATTCGGCCAGACCGAGTCACCATCATGGCAAGTAAACGTGAATACATCCGTGGCTTCATGGTTGCTGATGAAACTGGTGACAAAGTAGCGGTCTTGCCGGAGGACATGGTCTGGTTTCGGCATTACAACCCACTCGCTGAACTGGCTGGGTTCGCTCCTATGGCGGCAGCCAGGTTGTCCGCTGACAGCGCTATCGACGCATCGAAACACAACAGGGATATATTCAAACGAGGAGTTCTCGGAAGTCATTTGTTTGTAAAGTTCCCAGGTGAAGTAGACCAGGAGGAACTCCGGTTATTCCAGCGAGCGCTTGAACAGCGATATGCTGGTTCAGAAAATAGCCACCGGCCAATCGTTGCCAGTGGCGACGTTGATATGAAGAACTTTGGTATGACCCAAAAAGACATGGACTTTATGGCTGGGCTGCGCTGGGATTTGGAGGACGTATGCCGTGTGTTCAATGTGCCAAAGATTCTTTTAGGCGACCTAGAACGAGCAACTTACAGCAACATTGATGCAGCGGAGCGTATCTTTTGGCGAAATTCCATCGTGCCGTTGCTGATGTTTCTTTCCGAAGAAGTAAACGAAATGCTGTCTCCGATGTTTGGGCCTAACATTTTTATTGACTTTGACCTGGGCGACATTGAATCTTTGCAGCCGAACGTTCGGGAGATTGAATCTTCTCAACGCCAGGATGTCGCACAAGGAATCATGACCGTAAATGAAGTAAGGGAAGCCAGGGGGCTAGACCCAGTGCCCTGGGGGGATGAGCCAACACCGACGTCTGGATATGGGGCCGAGCCGGTGGAAGCTGGAATGCCCAGATCTGTCAGAAGAAACGCCACGGCTCCGATGGTTTCGGATGTTGTTCAGAATGGATACAAGCGCTGGCACGCACATGAAGCGTCTGATGAATACCTGGATACGTTTGGCAATATAATTGTGAAACAGATGGACGCCGGAACTGAAAAGTTCAAGGAAGTTATGGACGATTTATTCAATCGTCAAATGAAAGAAACAATTCGGAATTTCCGCACGAAGAAAAGCTACACCAAGCAACCGCCAGATGAGGGAAGTGTGCCGTTTAGCCCAGGTGTTTGGAGGCAAGCATTCCAAAAGATTGGCACACCAATTTACCGACAGCTGTTACTTCAATCAGCTAATTCACAAATAAGTCAGTTTGGCCTTGGTATTAGTTTCGATATTACCACCCTGGTGACGCAACAATGGCTGGCCGACCGAGTTGCTTTATGGGCTGATTTAGTAAATGAGGAAACAGGCCGGTTAGTTACCCAGGAAATAGAAGAAGGAGTAGCGTTGGGGCAATCCATTCCGCAAATAGAAGGTAGGCTAATGAAGGTTTTTGACTTCTCAAAAGGAGTGCGGAGTGAACGGATAGCGAGAACGGAAACTTTGTCGGCAATCAACCAGGGCGCTCAGGAAGCCTACGAACAGTCAAACGTCGTGGAAAGAAAAATGTGGATAGCCACAATGGACGGTCGTGTTCGGGAGTTTCATGCCGAGGCGCATAGGCAAGTAGTTCCGCTGGAATCTACGTTCCTAGTGGGAGGGCAACAACTGTCGCACCCAGGGGCAATCGGCGGAAGTCCTGCTAATGTCATAAACTGTCGATGTACGATGGTTCCGGTCATTACGGAGAAGGCCCTTCTTCCAATCGTGTAATTTACCAGGTGTCCTTGATAATAAGAAAATGAGCCTTGTTTGGGGCATCACTCCGAACTAAGGCTCATTTTCATGAGAGGGAACCTCATATCGGGAATAATGTCAAGCAGGAGAGACAAACTACCCGATAAGCCAATATAGCATAGGAGGCCCGTCATGGAAACAATTAGGAAATCGGAAACATTGCTAAAGTTGGAAGCCAGCATAGCCAAGTATCCCCACCACTACTCCCTTACCTGGAACCCCGATAAAACTCTGCACTCAGCTGAACATCTGGACAGCGGAATGTATTACCAGGTGTTGCGCCAGGGTAACAACTGGGGGCTGCTTTTCGTGAATTGATAGCCGAATCAATCTTTTTATTTTAGGTACAAATTCCTTGATTTCGTTATAACAATATGCTATAATGAAGTTGAGAAAGGTAGGAGGTGCAAAATGACAAAGACAACGATGGAAGAAACTCCGGTGGTTTACTCGGCCAAGCACGGCAGAGTTAGAATGATGAGAAATGAAGGCCAAATGGGGTTTGCAGCTGAATTTTGGTGCAAAAGAGGGATGCACATGATGACTTGGTGGGAAACATTTGAAGAAGCCAAAAACGTGGTTGTGCATAGCACTCGGCGGACAGGAACTTATAGCTCAACGTGCCGTTGTGGGTCAGCCCACTAAAAAGTTGAGCCACCCCACATGAGTGGGGCGTAAAACGCAAAGTTGGTGGCAAGCCCAACAAGCGAAATAAAAACAGAGGTGCATAATGAAAGTGGTAAAGATTACTCTCAAATGGGAAAAGGTTGCCCAGAAACTCCAGCAAGTCAATGAGTCAATAACTGACGTGCGTGAACAACTTGCGAACGCTACCGACCTCGATGAGGTGCAAGAGTTAGAATTGCGATTGGAAAAATTGCACAATTCTGAAACGTATTATTCCAGGCAGTTGGGAACGCTCCACCTATAAACACACCAATTCCAAAGCTGAAAGAAGGAGTTGGATGCAAACGTTTTTACCTTATGCAAGCTTCAGCGAAACTGCAAAGTGTTTAGATAGTAAGCGGTTAGGGAAACAGCGCATTGAAGCATGGCAAATATATCAGATAGTTTCTGGCAAGCGCACAACTGGTGGATGGGTAAATCATCCTGCTGTAAAGATGTGGCGTGGGTATGCCAACGCATTATCCCTGTATTATTTTGCGATGCAGATGGAATGGAATACTCGGATGTATCGAAATACTATGCAGACTTTGCCAATAACGTTTCCGGTAGAAATGCCACCGTTCATAGGTAATGATGCGTTTCATGATTCCCATAAATCAAACCTGTTACGAAAAGCACCTGAGTTTTATGGGCTATACAATTGGGAAGTACCGGATAATTTACCTTACGTTTGGAGGACATAATGGTCGCTTACAATCAGGAAGCAGTCGATAAAGCAATCGCAAAAGACAAACGCATCAAGAAGAAAGAAGCCAGGCTCATTCATGCCCTCTTGAAGGGTAGAGTAAAATAGACAATACGGTAAGGGCTCCTTTCACCCTTGCTGTACTGAGGCACGTCCTGAGTAGGCATAAATTGCCGTAGACGCAAAACTGCTCGTGATAAATACACCTGGGCAGATGGATTTGCACCTCACTGCCCAGGTGTACGCAACAGAGCCACGGTGCGGAACCTATCCTCTCACCGTGGTTCTTTTTTTGCGCTTGCTCCCCCCTGGCTAGCGCTCGATTGACAGCTATGACTTCCGTGAGGCATAATCTTTCTGTTTTATCGGAGGTGTTATGATTGGTAAGCTAAGACCTCAAATCTTCCTAGCCATTGTAGTTCTCGGCGTATTGTCATGCGTTGGAATTTGGGCTGGCTTCAACGAAATTGCCTCGGGTTGCGTCGGGGGAATTATTGCATTGGGAATGAAGGTCTTGGAAGCCGAATAATGGATTTATCAAATATAAAATTACCGATAGCAGCAGTAGCGTTGATTATAGCGCAAGCCTTTGGCATTATCTGGTACGTAGCTCAGTTGGATTCTACGGTAGGGCAGTTAGAAGCCAGCGTGGAATATATTGGGGAAATGCAGGATGAGATAAAAGAGTTACAGGAAAACCAGGCAGTTATGGAAAACGAAATGCGTACAATTATGAGCGACCACGGTGGGTTTGCGGATGTGTTGAGAGACTTGAACGCATCAGGATTATTACCGTCTGGAGAACGTCGGGAATATGGAGGTTACGGTAATTAGATGAAACGAATGAGAGCATTGTTCAATGTGAGAGGTTTATTCACCAGGTCAAGACTTCTGAATGTTCTCAAGGTTTTGGAATTTACCGTTGGTTTGCTTTTGATGCCAATCGGGCTTCTAGCCCTGGCAGCCACGACCTATGGCATGATGTTATTCCAGATGGCTAATTTGGGCGGGCCTTTGGTTGAGGATATAGTTTATCCTGTTTCAAGCACTGGAATGAATGGGCTTATTGTCTCAATCGGTGGCATCGTACTCGGCTTGTTATTGATGCGACGGTTGTTGCTTATTCCCCTGCGATACCCAGGGCGAGGAATCCGTTGGTTATACCGCAAATCCCCGAAACAAATGTTTCGCTCCCCTGTTGCATTCTACAAAGGTATTATTCGGTTTCGTGATTGGTTCCTGGCGAAAGTCGAGTACCTACAATCGGAAAGTCAAAAGTGGAAAACCACCTTTCAGATTATCAAGTCTCCTTTTTCGTTACTCCGTGCGATGGGGTTCTCTCCCCAGATGGCCATGACGATATTATTTGCCGGCTCCGCTGTTGGTGGAGGTGTAGTTGTAAACGAGGTGATGGAAGGGAAGTCCTTTAGTCGGGGCGACTCAGGGGTCTACTCTGCCGCAGCACCAATTTTGGATACCCCTATTGAATGGTCGGAAGAATATAACACCTTAAGAATTGACCTGGGGTCGACTCCTGTCCGAGAAATTACCATCAAGGATGTAAGTATCGGGACGGCTTTTACCGGTTCAGCGTTGCCTTCCGGCGTTCAGAACGCTGTTGAGATAGGTGGGGTCGGGGCATCGAGTGGGTTTACTGCGACACGGCTAGAGGTGGGGCATCTAATCTTTGAAAAGAGTCGTTGCAAGAAATTAGAACTATCAGATATTCAGGCTCATACGATTATAATCCGTGGAAATGCGGCCGATGGAATTAGCATTGCGCCTAGTCCTGGCACGTCAAGGATGCTGGCGATTTCCGGTGGTCATCACCAAGCAGAAAAACTCGAAACCGCAGGCGGCACTTATGATAGGATTTGGATTCAAGCTCCGTCCTCTGGCGTAAATGGTAAGGTGGATAAGCTGACCTTGAGCAATCTTTGGACGAAAGGTGGCCCCTGTGTGCTTTCAAAAATGACAATCGGAACGCTTGAAATTTTATTAAATGAGGTGGGCATGGGAGACGGTTTCTCCACGAAAGAATTTACCGTTGCGACTAACGTCACAGGAGCTAACATCACAATCGAAGATAATGTGGAAGTTTCCATATCTGAGCCAGCAACAAGCTAGGAGTATAATGATTAGGAAATCGAAAAGCGGATATCGGCTTATTTCCAAATCAGGGCAAACCCTGGGTAAGCATAGGAGCAAAGCATCAGCCGTGCGCCAGGAACGAGCGATTTCTATTTCCAAAGCTCGTAAATCAGGATATAGAATAGCTAAACGAAGAAGATAACGTAAACCAGGCGGAGTAACTGCCGAAAGTGAGGTCATATGGCCGATAAGTACAAAAACGACGGCACGAGTCTTTGGATTCGTCCGATGGAACCTGTTACAGATTCCCACCGCTACATTCAGACTCGCACCTATGCCACAGACCAAGAGCGAGACTTTATTATGAGATTTGGCGATAAACGCTGGCCCCATATCCGCCCAAACTCGGTTCTCGTTGTTGGTATGGGTTACCACTGGGGGCCAGGTAGTTGGCAGAAGGTTTGCGACATGCTGGAATACACCAACAAGGTTGGGGTGTATTGTGCTTTGTCCGAAATCCAAGACCGGTGTTTCGAACCGTATGACGCCCTGGGCACGATGCGAAACGAAGCAATTATCATGGCTCAGAACGAAGGGTACGAAAACCTTCTGTATTTGGACAACGATGTTTTACCGGAAAAGGATTGCCTGGTGCGGCTTTTGTCCTGGGGAATGCCAATCGTCGCTCCAATGGTAAGAGAACCAGGAACCGGCAAACCGCTCTATGGGCCGACCGATTTGAAAGAAAACACAGGGCTGAAACCAGCCAGGTGGACGGTTTTGTCAATGCTGTTATTTATGACAAATGTTTTCAACTGCGTTGGCCCAAGGTTCTGGGGTGATGCTATTGGGGCCGATGAAGGATATCATTTTCAAACTCTTTGGCGGTACGGACATCGGCCCTATGTTGACACGAACATCCAGCTGCAAGTAAGCAGCCAGCCACATTATCCCCTGGCATCTAACCGAATGTCGATAAAAGACCGGATGGAGCATTGGGATAATATCAACAAAAACCGAAACAAGCCACCAGATAGAAAACCTGTTCCTCCCTACGACGAAAGGAATGTTCTAGATGGTGAATACTTGCCATTCACGGATGCAGCCAGGGCAGCGGTTTGGGGTGTAAAGCCAAAATCAGCTGTCCAAATCACCGACGGTCAATTACGGTGGACTAACCAAGGAGGATAAAATGGACAACCCAGGTACAGGAACCAGTATTTATTGCGGTTGCAGTTTAGACGGTCAGTTACACCAGAGCGAAAAGCTCGGCGAGATACGACCGGCAGAAGGGCTTGTCATACATGACCGGCGCAACCGAATACGTCACATGGCTATTGTTCCACCAGGGGAGGTGTTACAGCGCCTGGCTGGAACCCTGGATAGTAGTGCAGTCCTGGAATACTGCAAAACGGTCGTTATCCTATGATGCCTGAGTTCGATTGGGAAACGGCAGCCCAACAAATGCACCTGATTCGGGCTACGGAAGAAGCGATAGCAAGCCATTACAAAGACGGTAAAATGCGGACTCCCACGCACTTGTCCATCGGCCAGGAATCCGTAGCAGTTGGCGTATCAATGGCATTACCACAGGACGCCCAGGTGTATTCCAACCATCGATGCCACGCTCACTACCTGGCGAAAGGAGGAAGCCTGGATGGGCTTATCGCTGAGTTGTACGGCAAAGCCACAGGATGCGCAGGTGGCTGGGGTGGGTCTATGCACCTGGTGGATGAAAGGGTGAGGTTTATGGGAACCTCTGCGATTGTTGGCTCAGCCGTGCCTGTTGCGGTTGGCGCAGCGATGGCGATGAAGCATTCTGGAAGCCCGAATGTCAGCTGTGTATTTATGGGCGACGCAGCAATGGAAACCGGCCAAGTGTACGAATCCTTGCATATAGCAGGGTTGTGGGGTTTGCCAATTTTGTTCGTGATGGAGGACAATGGTCTGGCGACACAGACGCCTATCGCAGACAGGCAAAGGGAACCAGGAAATTGGGCAGCCCTGGCTACGTTACTCGGATTACGAGCGTATGATATCACGCACTCCGTAACTGAAGTGTTTGAAACAACTGAAACGGCCCTGCACAATCTACCAGCATTTATTCGAGTCCAAACAGACCGGTGGTATACGCACGTCGGGCCAGAACTGGATGAGGAGTTGGGCCTGACCAGGCACAGGAGCGATGACTACCTGGAGCGCTACCAGCAACGTGATGAGGTCGAAAATGCGCTTGGGATGGTTGATGACCGGCAAGATCTTGTTAGCCGGAACTTCCTTGACATCGAATACGCTTTTCTCCTGGCGGAAAAAGCAGAATGGCCAGTACCATGAAATACAAAGATGCAATAGCAGAATCTATCGCCCAGGAAATGGAAAACGACCCGAACATCGTTGTTCTAGGAGTGGGCGTTTGCGACGAAAAAGGAATATTTGGCACAACCAAGTTAGCGCACGATTTGTTCCCTGGTCGGGTATGGGAAACTCCGTTGTCAGAGAACATGCTAACAGGAGCGATTTGGGGAATGGCGTTGAATGGGTACAAACCCATCTTAGTTCACGCCAGGGCTGATTTCCTGATGCTGACGATGGAACATTTAGTCAACACCGCAGCGAAATGGAAAATAACACATCATACAAGTTTGGTGGAAACACCAACAATCATTATTCGGGCGATTATTGGAAAGGGCTGGGGTCAAGGGCCTCAGCACAGCCAGGCATTTTTAGGAATGTTAGCCAGGATTCCAGGCGTACACGCCTTTGCTCCTATTACCCCAGGTGACGCTAAAGATAGTTTAGCCCTGGCGCTCAGAATGGAAGGAGTTAGCGTCATCCTGGAGCATAGAAGCCTATTTGACAAAGAGGACGAGGATTTCATTTATGAGCAACCGGAAAACCCTGTTGTGGACTTGGTAGGTATCTCTGGGGCAGCGATAGAAACAATCGCAGCTGGAAAGTTGCTCAACAAGATGGGCCTACCAGCCAGGGTCAGTTTATGGGGCCTTGAGTTTATTATGAAAGGACTGGATGTAGAATCGGACAAAATCGTTTTAGTCGACGTAGAGAATAATGGTATTGCGATAGACATAAGCCATGCGTTTCTGCAAAAATTACCAGGTGAAATTATGACAACTATCGTTTCTCCTCCACCCTGGCCACTACCCACGTCGCAAGCGCTGGAACCGATTTGGTATCCGTCTCATTATGACGTCATACAGGCGGCTTGCAAGTTGCTTGGGTTGGAACAAGCCCAGGGAGAGGAACCGTCCACCCCAGGTGTAGCTCATCCAAAGGACGGGCCGTTTTGATGATACCCTTGATGCCGGATGGAATCTATTTTGTAAAAACGGTTGGCGACCAGGTGTTTGTGAAAACCGACCCGATGCCAACAGCTGAAAGAGGTCACTTATTGCTCAACCTGGAAAAAATGCTAAGAAAAGCAGGTTGGCTAAAGGCCGAAGTGTTCCTTGAACCCAAAGGTGATATCAACGCTTTACGCAACCGTTTGCGAGGAGTAAAAACGAATGGCTAGGCACAACCAACACCAAGATTTGTCTACGGCTGACGACCACACTCAAATGGTTCTGGACGGCACAAAAATAGCCTGGCATCCAGACCGAGTAGAAGCCTGGGAACGTGGGGAACGTATCGCCCCAATAACCATCGACATGGCTCTTACCAGGGCGTGTAATTACGCTTGTGGATTTTGTTATGCAATGTTACAGGAAAATGACCGTTCCGTGATTACCGAGGATACAATGCGCCGGTTCATTGATGACTGCGAAAGAATGGGCGTCAGGGCCATCAGCCTGGTTAGCGATGGCGAATCGACCTTAAGTAAAGCATTTATCAAAACAATTCAATGGGGCGATGCAGCTGGAATTAGCATGGCTGTCGGAACAAACGGCTGGCTGCTGGGCGAGGAAGTCCTAGAACAAATCCTTCCACACCTCACATATTTGCGTTTCAACTTTAGCGGTGGGGAACCAAAGCGCTATGCCGAAATAATGGGCGTCAAAGAAGAAGATTTTTACCGTGTTTCCAACAACGCAGCAACCGCAGCAAAAATCAAGAGACGAGATAACCTGGGCGTAACGATTGGGCTGCAAATGGTTCTCATGCCCCAGGATATTGACCAGGTGCTACCCCTGGCGCATCACGGTAAGACCCTGGGTGTCGATTACACCATCATAAAGCATTGTAGCGACGATGAAGATGGGAACCTGGGCGTGGACTACCAGGCGTATTCCGCCTTGTACCCACTGTTGGCAGAAGCCGAGAAGATATCGACTGACGATTACGATGTCGTCATCAAGTGGTCTAAAATAGGCGACGCCGGAACTAGGTCGTACAAGCGCTGTTATGGCCCGCCGTTCATGATACAGATTAGCGGTTCGGGCCTGGTTGCTCCTTGCGGAATGTTATTCAACGACAAGTATGCCAAATTTCATATCGGAAATATCGTGGAGCAATCCTGGTATGACATATGGCAGTCCGAGCGGTACTGGGAAGTTATGAGTTATTTAGGCTCAGATGATTTCAACGCTCAAACAATGTGCGGAAGTTTGTGCTTGCAGCACAAAGTCAATGAAGCATTGGATGGGCACATGAATCACGATAGGCGCATCGGCGCACCAGCTGGGAAACAGCCAATGCACATCAATTTTGTCTAGGGGAATTATGCAAAGCGTGATATGGAATAATCCGATTCACCTGGCTAAATGGGTCAATGAAAAAAGCAATTTCATCGACCACGGAATCGCTCTCTGCCACGGTGTATTCGACATTTTACATGAAGGCCACCTGGCACAGTTCGCCAGGGCGAAAGAATTAGCTCCATATGTTGTCGTGTCTATCACTCCGGATATTCATGTAGGAAAAGGCCCAACCAGGCCGATAAACGGCCAGGCAAAACGTGCAGCCCTGGTTGCGCAGCAAGCGGATGTGGACGGTGTAGTCCTGAACGATACAGCGAACGCCTGTAAAGTTATAGAAACACTGCGTCCCAGGTATTATCTCAAGGGCGAAGAATACCGTGGCCAGACCGGTGCTTTTGCGTTGGAATTTGCGGAACTTTACCGGTGGGGCGGAAACGTAGTCTACACGTCCATGCTGGACAGTAGCACCAGGTTGGCGCAATTCATCAATAAGGAATATCCACAGGACTTTCTGGAATGGTTCAGCCAGGCCAACGTCCGGAAAGAAGTAGCAGATACCACAAATTATTTACTCAAAGCGCTCACGCAACAGTTTGTTTTGGCTGGGGAAGCGATTACTGACGAATACGTTTGGGTGGAACCGATGGGAAGATCTGCAAAAGAAGCGATAGTGGCGTGGAAAGAATTAGGAAGGGAACGATATGACGGCGGTATTCATGCGCTTTCCAGCCATATGAAAGCAGCCGGAACGCACCAGGCGACGCACCTGGGTGGGCTGAAGGATATTACCAAAACGAGGTTCGTTGATAAAACGTTCATTCATAAGGTTTTTGAGTCAACCACCTGGGATGGGGAACACCATGAAATCATTCCGCCACAATCCTTCAAGGGTAAAAACGTCATCGTAGCGGATTTCGGGCACGGTGCTTTCGATGCAAGCCAGGCTAACGCTATTTCCAGGCAAGCGAAATTCTTAGCGCTGACGGTTCAGAATAATGCGATGAACCAGGGCTTCAACAGCTTGCATAAATGGAGTAGCGCTGATTATGTTGTCGTGGACGAACAGGAGCTACGGCTCGCCTGGAGGGAAGCCAGTAAGTCGCTCTATCTCCTGATGGAACAGGAAATAATCCGAATGGGTTTGAGCATGATTGCAGTCACCCAGGGGCACAAAGGAGTGACGCTAATGTCGGCAGTGGATTTTGTACCGGTTATTGTTCCAGTTGCCAGCAACCATGCCGTGGACAGGATGGGAGCCGGCGACGCATTTTTGTCCTGGTCTGCACCCCTGGCTGCCGTCAAAGCACCTGGGTCTGTCGTTGGCCTTATTGGGAATATTGCAGGGGCAATACAGGTGGGAATCGTCGGAAACAGTCGTCCAATTACGAAACAAGAAATCATGAAATGGATGGAGCATCTAATATTATGACAGAAGAACAAACCTTTACAGGGCAACGAATACTTGTTACCGGCGGAACCGGTTACGTTGGAAGCGCTTTAGTGCCTTACCTGGCGAAAAACAATTACGTCCGTGTTTTTTGTTCGATGCACTTTGGCAACTCGATTGTCGATACCGAGAACACGGAGTTTATAAACGGCGATATTCGGGATGCAGACCTGGTGGAGACTGCCTTGGAAAACCAGGACGTCGTTATCCATTTGGCTGGAATTGTGACTGACCAGCTGGTCGACATGAACCAGGCACTAGCACAAGATGTCAACGTCCAGGCAACCGAAGCCCTGGTCGCCCTTGCTCGGAAGAACCAGGTGAAGCGGTTTATTTATGCGTCCTCGTCGTCAGTGTACGGCTCAACTCTTGAACCTGCGACGGAGGGATACGTTTGCGCTCCGGAAACGGCGTACGCCCAATCGAAACTGGATGCGGAAAAATTGGTGTTGGATGCGAGCGATGTAGGGTTTGATACGGTGGCTATGCGTTCTGCAACGTTGTGTGGCCCTGCGCCTCGTATGCGCCTGGACACTATCGTAAACGTGTTTAGCAAGCAAGCCTGGTTTGACGGACTTATTACAGTTCATGATGGCACGCAAATCCGTAGCAATTTGCACGTTACGGATGCGGTCGAATTCTACGGCGCTTTGATGCAAGCCGAATCCAAGGACATTTACGGACGGGCCTTCAACGCTACGTCCGGAAATCATACGGCTTTAGAGATAGCGACATTAGTCGAGGAAGCAGCCAAAGAATGGGGTAGGAAAGTAGAAACGGAGGTGAACACAAACATAAAGGATACTCGCCAGTACCAGATGTCCGTCGCCAGGGCGAAGGATACGTTGGCCTGGCAACCGAAGCGGAGCGTTACTGAAGCGATAAACGCCAACTTCAGGTGGTTTCAACAGGGTCACATTGATGACCCGAACAATCCTATTTACTACAATACAAAAAGAATGGAGAAAATCGTCAATGGTTGAACAAATTAGCACAATGCAAACCAGTACAAGCACCCCACCAAGTCAAGAAGAATTACGGCGAGAACTCGAAACTAAGGAACGTGAGTTAGCTGACTTGAAAGAGAAGGCCAATCCGAAGCCATCCGTGTCTGTAACTTTTGAACCAAACGATACCAGGTTCATCATGAATATGACGGTCAACAAGGAAACCCAAGAGCCGCTTATTACGGAATCTCAACTGCTAATAGCCGGTTCAGAGTTGATGACGATGGCAGAAAAAATGCGAAGCACCAGGATTGATGCCGGCATGAAGATGGAAGTCAGGCCACAGTAATGAATGTAAGCTATGGCTACCTACCGGAACAATTTGCTTTAGAAACAGACATTTCCAAATCGATTCTACATGATATCCAGAACGAATCGGCTCGTGGGTTCTGGACTCTCGGCCCCTGGGTGGATAGGTTTGAGGAAGCGTTTGCAGAGAAACTCAGGGTTCAGTATGCCGTAGGGGTAAATAGTGGAACCGCAGCGCTGGAACTGGCTTTGATAGCGAGCGGAGTCCGCCCTGGGGAACGAGTCGCAGTACCAGCCAATTCTTTCATTGCCACGGCTGGGGCGGTTGTAGCCATTGGCGCAGAGCCGTACCTGGTGGATGTGAATGAAGATTACTTGTTCTCCTGGGATGCAATAATCGATAAACGAAACCCCAACCGGAAAGAGTGGGATAGCACGATGCACTTGCTCCCAGTTCATTTGACCGGAAACGTCGTCACAAACTTGCCCAGGGATTACTACGACGGTTCGGTGTTTGATGCTGCACAAGCGATTGGAGCGGAATATAAGGGAGTGAGCGTGGCCGCTTTGGGCTTGGCGGCTTGTTTTAGTTTGCACCCTTTGAAGAATATCAACGTTTGGGGTGATGGCGGAGTCGTTACGACCAACGATGAATCGTTTGCTAACGAAATACGTTTGCTGCGGAATCATGGACTGAAAGACCGTGATACCGTTGTTCGCCCAGGTCGGAATGAACGGCTTCACGCTATCCAGGCGCTTGTCGGAACCCACGTGCTGAAAGAACTGGATTGGCTGACCGAAAAACGTCGAGAACACGCAGCACTATACGACCAGCTTCTGGACGGAGCCACCGGTGTCATCATTCCACCACGGAACGAAGATATCAAACAGGTGTACCACACTTACGTCATAACCGTTGGGCGGAGGGATGAGTTAGTTACCTGGCTGGCGCAACAGGGGATTGAAACAAAGGTTCACTATCCTATTCCTATCCACTTGCAGCCAGGGTACGCATACCTGGGCGGAAGATGGGATGACTTGCCGAATGTGGAATGGCAGTCTAAACGTATCATCAGTTTGCCAATACATCAGTATTTGAAACGAGAACAAATTGAGTACGTGGCGGAAAGGATACGGTACTTCTATGACAATGGTGTCAAAGTATCTCAAAAAAGTAAATGAAGCCCTAACTGACATTGACGAACTGGTTCTTGACGCTGTTGCTTTCCACCTTATGAGATTCAAGGGCCATGTGTGGGTTTTGGGCAATGGCGGAAGCCACGCAAATGCGAGCCACCTGGTGCTTCACCTGGTGGACAACAAGGTAGCTGCCCACGACTTGATGGCTGAATCATCCTTATATTCCGCCAGGGCGAACGATATGTCTTATGGTACAGCGGCGTCAGCCATCTTGAACCAGGTGGCACGACCTGGGGACATTTTGTTTGTCATCAGCGGAAGCGGAAATAGCGACAATGTGCTGGACGCTGTTGACACGGCTCAATCGTCGGAAATGATTACATTCGGTTTGCTTGGGTTTGGCGGAGGAAAGTCAGCTGTGAGGTGTAATGCCGCTGTTGTTTTGAATTCTAATGATTATGGGGCCATAGAGGATGCCCATTCAGTATGCGTTCATATTTTGGCTGCCAAAATGTCTGAGATAGCAAGTATGGATTTCACAGCTTTTTCTAAATCGTCTGGGGATTGAACAAGTAGACTCCAGGCGCCAATGTTATGACCAGCTGCAATATCGCTGTGCCTGTCGCCAATCATCCAGGAACGAGAGGCATCAATATTATATTCGACGATAGCTTGTTTGAACAAACCAGGCTTAGGTTTCCGGCAGAGGCATCCATCCTGGGCCGTGTGGGGGCATGTGTATATCGCATCGATGTAAGCGCCACCTCGCTGGAGTTCTTTTTGCATTTTGGCGTGGATGGCGTTCAAGGTTCCGAATGTCAGCCACCCATACCCGATAGCGGATTGATTTGTGACAACAATGAGCAAATAGCCGGCTTCTCGTAACTCCTTCAAACAAGTCGCTACTCTCCTGGTTACTGTCATCGCATCCACGGTCAGTAAATGGCCTTTATCCGGAAGGATAACTCCATCCCTGTCTAAAAAGACTGCCCTGGTGGGCTTTTTTTCCATCCCCAAGTTTACCATGAATTTCCCGAATCTTGCTAAAACCAGGAACGAAATCCTTGACTTTGTTATAACAAAGTGGTATCATGAAATTGAGAAAGGTAGGAGGTGCAAAATGAACAAACAAATGAGTCTTTTCCAAATCAAGATATCGCAAGAAGATATAGACAAACTCAACAATGGACTTCCCTCTCCTGTCATGGAGCTTCATCGAAATCTCGTCTGTTTCGGTTCCGAAAAATGGGTATCTGGGAATGACGATTTTTCCAGATTCTTCCACCACGTAGCAGATATTTCCACAACAGGGGATGATATTGAAGCGTCTTTAGAGTTCGCATTTATGGCAATGCAGAGAGTCGATATTGGCCGATGTCCTGAGAATAATCCAGCAGTTACGGACATGACAGGCGGAAATCGCTACGGTTCCATGTCAGTTGGCGACATTGTAAGACTCGATGAAGTCTACTACATGGTAGAGGATTTGGGATTCAAGGAATTGGAGTGGATAGCCTAGGTGAGCCAGCCTTGCTCAGGCAAGGCCGTAAACCGCTCGCTGGTGGCAAGCCCAGCGGTGGAAATCTAAAACGAGGTGCAGAATGGCAACGCAATATAGGTACAGAACCCAAGAGCAAGCAATAGCACAAAAGCGACGGTTGGAAAGGCTCGGCCATACCGTATTTACACCGTACTACCAGCCGCATACGCTATTCCATAATGGCGAATTCATCCCTGTCAAGGGTGGAACGTGGAACATTATAGAGGTGGAAGGATTCGGTGATTATGGGAGGGATGCGTAATGTTAGTTACAGAAAATGATTTGCGAAAATCCTTGAAGGACATCGCCGTGCGTTACCCACAGTACGTCGGCAAATGCGATGGGTGGAGTGTGGGTGTAGCCACTCGGAAATATTCCACCAAGGGTGGGTTAGTGATGATAAAGGGCGACGCCGTTCTCGTTGATTGGGAAAGTGAAGATATTGGCACTTGGTATGGACGCCCGAGACAATTTGTTACCGTGTGGAGTGCCAGGCGGAGCCAGGCTGTGTCAGTAGACATCCGAGTGGTAAAACAACGTTACCCATACGGAAGCATCAGTAACTCCTGGAAAGGGAGGGTTCCTAATACCAACGTCGGCAACCGGCAAACAGGAAAAGTAATAACGGCAAAATGTGGGCACGGCGTCAAAGTGTTTACTTTGGCAAATCGCCCTGAGTGGATGACGCCTGAAGGGTATTGTCGATGGATTGAGGCAAACACTAATTATGTTTGTGAATTTTGCGAATAGTAACGGATGAAAAAAGTAGGTGCAAAATGAAATATCCGAAGTTACACGAAACGTCAGACTTACGAAAAAAACTGATGGCTCAAGACATAGCAGATATCCGAAGAGCCTATGAACAAGCCCTTCCATTCCATACCAAAAGCGAAATAATGAAGCGTAGGCAATCAGGTTTAGAAGTTCATAGCAAAGCCCAATGGATATCTGAAATTATGGAAATGTATCAGGTTTCTTACCATACGATTTATTACTGGACTCACGATGATTATAGAGCTGAAAAGATGATAAAGAACGCTAAAGCCCACAGTAAAGAAAATGGCATCGAGGACTATGAACGGCATAGAGCGAAAGAGTCCAAGCGTCGTGTTGAAAGGTGGGCACGCAATGCGTCTTTGAGGGAATGGCATTATGTGACCTCCGCACGAAATGAAAAGAGAAGCAATCGAAAAACCGTTTCAGGTAAACCGATAGTATTGGGAAAGGAGGATTCATAATGGCTAAAGTAACATTGGAAGATGGTAGGTGCGTAATGGAGCAGTACCCAGTTTTATCAGAAGTGGTTGAAGTCAACGGATACCATGCCACGGTATATTCAAATGGCACGATTGGAAGCATGACTACCAACAAAGATGGTAGTCGGATGGAAACTCCAGCAGAACTAAGAGAACATGCTGAATTTCTTTTAGTGTTAGCGAGGAAAGTAGATGACATAAGAGCCAGCGAAGTCTACGCATTATCGGTCTTTCAATGCAAAAGACCAAAATGTAGTAAGGTGTTTCTTAAAAATTCAAGTCATACCCGACGCCAGTACTGCTCTGCCCGATGTAGGCAGGCCGAGGAAAAAGCAAGACAAAGAAGCAGAAAAATTGGAAAGGAGGCATAAAATGCGATTCGTGATTTTTTGTAAAGCCTATGAATTACGTGATAAGATAGCGTTAGCCTGGCATCAGAATAAACGGTAACGTTAGCTATTTTCCCCTTGCCCTACTAGCCATCCGATTTACCACCGGATGGCTAGTTTTTTGTAACGCTTGACAGATTGTGTATTGTTTGAGAAACTTTCCGCAATGTAATTCTCCAGGGTTGCACAGCCAGGCTTGTGCCAATGCCCGACTAAAGAACTGTGAAGGTTCGTTTTAGTTGGGTATTTTTTTAGAGTAGGTGCGTATGAAAATTGATGTAATGGACTTAGAAAAACGACTCCGAGAAAATGAAGCGACCTCAATACGAGACTACACAGAAGGACGAGCGGACGCTCCAGTAATTTACAAGTCAACAGGATATGCTCTCCCCAAAGCGCCTCAATCATCCACAGACATGCAATCTCCCCAGGTGTTTGTCGCCTCAGAAGAATCCGAAGATAGAATGGGCGATGTTATCCGAGTGGGTGGCTGGAACCTAAAACAATTTAAGCGTAATCCAGTGTTTATGTTCCAGCACAATTACAACATCCCTCCAATCGGGATTGTGCCAAAGGTTTGGGTTGATGGTAGGCAGTTGCTGAATACGGTTCAGTGGGATGACGAGTCTCCCCTGGGGGCAGAGATACATGGCAAATTTGAACGTAGGATTATGCGAGCGGAATCCGTTGGGTTTCGGGCCTTGAACGTTCAAGAACGGAATAGCAAAGGCATGGCTGGAAGTTTTGAATTTCTGGAACAAGAATTGTTGGAAATAAGTGCGGTTTCAATACCAGCACATCCGGCAGCCCTCAGAAAAGCACTTGATGAAATGGGTAATCCGAACCAGGTGTACATTCTGGGCGAAATACCGGTAGGAAATTTAGCAAGAAAAGGAGAGGAGTATAGTTTGATGTTAGCGAGTACCCCATTGCTAGAAAAGGAACACAGGGAAGATCTTGCCGAAGAAGCGGTGGCCGAAGAAGTAGTTGAAGAAATTGCCGTAGAGGAAACCGCTGCGGAAGAGGCGGAAGAATCTGAGGACGAAGCCACCCCAGGTGAAGAAGCTGAGGATGGCGATGGCGAAGAGGTAGCACCCGAAGCCATGTCCAAAGGTTTAGAAACGGACACCATTGTCCGAGTGCTTTCTAAGGCGGATATGAGTTCGCTAGCGGAAGCCAAAAAAGTTTTGGAATCATTGCTTACTGACGAACCAATCGCAGAAGCAAAAGAGGACAGGACATTAGATTTGGAAGTTGATGGGAAGATAACAGACGACCAAATGAAGCGCTTGCGAGAAGCTATTACGGGAATATATTCGAAATAAGGAGGCCATTATGGCAACTGAAATTGATGCCTTGTTACAAGAAATCGTGGGAATGAAATCCTACGTCGAGGACAAAGTCACTAATGGGGTTGAACCTCTCAAAGAGGAGCAACACCGGATGGCTGGCATCCTTGAAAATGTCGAAACGGCGATGAAGGAACTCCGGCGAGAAAGGTTGAATCATTCCAACCCTGGCGGACAGTTCCGAGTACCCACAGGAAGGGTCGCTGGGTTTGACTCGTTAGACCTGAAAATTCTCAGCACCATTATGGAGGGCCGAGAAGCTAGGGGAATCCAGATGAGTGGCGGCATGCGTGATATGTTGGCTGGGTCTAAAAAAGATTTATCCGACAGCGTCACTGTGGATAAACTCATGGCCTGGGAAGAAGATGCTATCAAGCGGCGTGATATCATGCACCCTGGCGTGGCTGGGGCGCAGAACTTCCGGTCGGCAGCTGCTGGCTGGAGGGCTGGAATGATGGAAGCCCACGGCAAAGCGCTTGACTCTACAACATCAGGCTCTGGCGACGAATTAGTGCCGACAATCGAAGCGGCTACGCTATGGATGGACGTCAACCTGGACACCGTTATTCTCCCAGTGTTGCAACAAGTTCCTATGCCAAGCAACCCATTCGACATCCCGACTCAGTTCGGCGACACGAACTGGTATCCAATCAGCGAAAATGTTCAGTCGCTCACAACTGACCCTTCAACCTCTAAAATAACGTTGACAGCACAAGGGCTGAAAACTGGTGTGCCTTTCTCCGACGAGTTGAATGAGGACGCCATTATCGCCTTAGTTCCAGAACTCCGGCGAAACCTGGTGCGGAACGCTGCCGAGGTTATTGATGACGTTCTTTTGAACGCTGACCAAACTGCGACCAACAACATCAATGCAGATGGCGCAACAATCAGCACCTCAACGGCTGGCAAGGCGCAATGGCTACTGGGATGGGATGGCATAATCCATCTTCCCCTGGTGGACAACACAAGCCAATCAAACAACCACAATGCCGGAGTTTCGGCTGACATGTTCAACGAAATCATGGCAAAACTCGACAAGTACGCTGCACCCAGGCGCAGAGGCGACGTGGTTTTCATAAGCGATGTCAGGACTGCTATTCGCTCCCTGTCGATTGCTGAATTTGAAACCGTTGATGTCGCTGGCGCTCGTGCAACTCTTAGCACCGGTGAAATTCTAAACGTGTACGGCAAGCCGTACCTCCACAGCGAACAAATGAGAATCGCTGACGCCGATGGCAAAATTACAAGTGCTGGGAACGCAGCTGATACAGGACGATTGCTTACGCTCAATACGAGCCAATGGCGGACAGGTTTCCGGCGACAGATTACAATGGAAACGGACAGAGAACCTGGTAAGGGCCAGACAACAATGTATGTCAGCTTTAGGATTGCCTTGCAGGAGAGAAGCGGAACTCGAAGTTCAGCGACCCACACCGCATTGCAGTACAACATTACCGGAGTCTAGGTAACAATTCTGATTGATTGGAGACAACGAAAATGCGAGTAAATATAAAACTCAATGACCCGACGCCTGTAATCGTGCAAGCGATGACTCCAGCGTCAGGTTCTGCTAATTATCGAGCCATGTCTGTAGCTCGTGTTGCTATGAACGCAACCAGCCAGGCGGACGCTGGGTTTTCCTGGATAAATCCAGAAGCCAGCACAATCGCTGCCCAGGTTCACATCACATTTACAACTGGCGGAACCGGAACAATGGATTTGGGAATCAGCGATGATGGTACTGGTTCTAGCGATGGCCTGATAAACGGCGGAACTCTAACCCAGGGCGTTCATTACGTCCAGGAGATTCTTGGAACCGTAGCAGCTAGTGCTATAAAGGGTGGCGAAGATAAGTTGTGGTTCTTGCTTGGCCCAGGTGGAACCGGAACCAATAACAGCATCGTCGGAAAGCACACCGATACAGTCACAAGCACTGCTATTGGGGCCATGACGGTTGCCTATTACATAGTCGGAACCTAGTAAAATTTAGCAGAGGTATTCTGCGAAAGAATGGAGGCTTATCGTGCTAGTTTACGCACATAAGCAACACAGATACGAAGATGTGGCATCTGGGACGGTATACCAATTTCAAGTGGGAATCGTCCTGGATGTCAACGAAGAAGTCGGTAGAGTTGTGGTGGAAGGCCACCCAGGTAAACTATGCGACGTAAGCTCCGAGTTGAAGCCAGGTGAACATTCTTGTGAATTATCTGCCCAGCAAACATATGAAAATACAGCGCTGGCGGAGCCACCTTCTAATCGGGTCATGCAGACGTCAGCGCACGTTTCCAGGGGGCATCAACCAAAAATAAAGAACCGGTCTGCCTACCGCTCTTCAGCCAGGCGAGAAAGATTACTGAACGGATAACTTTCTTTTACTAAAAATTGAAAACCGGTGGTGGTGTGGTGGATAGCCCAATCTAGTCGTGGAGGTGGAGAATGGCTGGAACAATAACTAGCCGTACGCCCAATTTACTTATAGGAACCGCAGTCACTAATGGTGGAACCGCCGTCGCACTCGATTCCGCAACCGCAGGCAAAGCTCGCTCTCTTCTCATTATCGCCAGAGCCGCCAATACCGGAACCATCTTTATTGGTGGTTCTGATGTATCGAGTTCTACGAGTAAAGGGTTTACTGCGGGCCAATCGATTTCATGGGATTCTTATAACCAACCTTACCTCACAATATCTGATATTTATTTAGATGTTTCTGAGGATGGTGAAGGCATTGACTACTATGGGGTGAGATAATAATGGGAATAACATTTAGCCAAGGGCGTGTATTTAGCTCCGATATCCTTCCTTCCTCAGATGATGCTGTTGATATAGGTTCCGCAACAGCGGCATTTCAAGACTTGTTTCTTGAAGGAGATATTACCCTAACAGACGCTGGGGCTTTGAAAACCAGTGCAGGAAGTATAACCCTAACCCCAACGACAGGAACCATTGTTATAGACCAGGCGGCCACCGATACAGCGGCCATACAAATAAAGAGCAGCGATATCGCTCATGGTCACACAAATATCCACCCGACTGACGTATGGCTTTCTGTAAAGAAGCAGAGTGCGACTCTAGGAGGCGCAAGGTTTAGCGCAGTTTGCGATGCTACTGGTCAAGTGGGGATGTTCTTTGATGTTGGGGCGGCTACCGATGATACCAGAAGTGGTTCTGCCGTTGCTCCCTTTATGTTCAACGCCTATGGGTTAAGTGGAGTTGGCGGAGGGGCATTTGGCGCAGATAAAAACATTCTGACCATTGGGAACAACACGACCAGCGTACGATTCATTTTCGACTCTGACGGTAATTCCCACCAGGATGTCGGAACGGCATGGACGGCTTTTGACGATTACGACGACATAGAATTATTGGATAGCTTGAGGACATCGTTAGCCAGGGCGGACAACCCTAAATCCCAGGTGAAAGAAAACTTCTCGGAAATCCTGGCCTACAACAAAGAGGCGATGGAAGGAATGGGATTGGTTCGCTACAACGAGGACACCGATTCTAGGGCTTTCGTCAATATGTCGAAACTCACGATGCTCTTGACCTCAACGATTGTGCAGTTTGGAATCCGGTTCCGAGACGCTCAAAAAAGCTATGAAGATAGACTTGCTAACCTAGAAATGAAATTGCTCAAACAGGGAGGTTCATAATGGCGTTATCCAGAACCACATATTCTGTAAAAACGATTGCTGTACAGGCTGACGGCTCGTTAGTGGCCGATGTCCGATGGTTAGTGGAAGATGATTCAACCTCGCCAGCTTCCATTGATTCCCACGGTCAGGCATTTGTACCAGTAACCAATGCCAGCGACGCTGAAAAGACTGCGGTGAACTCAGTTATAAGCAAAGCCATTGCAATAAAAACAGGATAAAGAATTGTGGCAAAAGTAGATTTGACACAAGAAGAATTGCTCTATATTTGGAAGATGTTGAATCAGGTTTCCGTGCAAGGGCTTGAGTCCATGACGATTGTTCTTGGGCTTGCGGAAAAAATAGCTGGTGTTTCAAACCAATCGCAACATTCCCTGAATGGCGTAAATGAACCTACCATACCAACCAAATAAAGTGGTGAACAATGAACAGTTACATCAGTGTCTTGACCCTCAAAAGGGATGGAGCCTTGAACTTAGGCACAGGAACGACATACGATTTGCCGTTACGCCTGGTAACTGAAGCTGTTTCAAGGGAAATAGACGGATACACAAGAAGGCATTTTTATCATACGACCGAAACCCTCGAATTAGATGGCCCAGGTGATTCAATAATCATAGTTCCTGATACCGTAAAGATTACCCATCTAAAAGAAGATAGTAATAACGATGGAACATTCGATACAACCTGGGCGACGAGTGATTACTATGAGTATCCCAGGAACGCTAATCCTACGGCTGATTGGGGTGGCAAACCTTACACGCAGTTGGTTATAAGCGACAAAACGGTTGGAACCCAAGAGGAATTTCTTTTTGGGTTATCTAATTACCAGCTTGCAGGAACGTTCGGTTACGCACGAAAAGTCACCCTGGCTAACGTGGCTTGTTCATCCTCGATAAATGCAGCTGTAACTACGTTACCTGTCAACGGAGCCGTTTCAACCTCAGACTTTTATGTAGGCGATACCGTTGTTTTAGATAACGAGCAAATGTATGTAACGCAAGCATCCAGCACTTCCTACACGGTTATTCGGGCCGTAAACGGTAGTACAGCTGGAACGCATGGAAGCGGTGGCACTATAAACGTCGTCAATTACCCATCTGACGTCAGCCAGGCTGCATTTATACAGGCTGCTAGGATCTGGAGAAGAAAAGATAGTGGGTTTGCCAATGAAGTTGGCTTTCCGGAGACAGGCCAAATGGTCACCTTTCGGGGTGGATTAGACAGCGACGTCAAGCAAATGTTGAGCCGAGTACGGAGAGTTGATGGGGCGATAGCATGAGCAATTTTGGCGATATCGCAGATGGGATAGTCACAACCCTCAGCACCAATATGTCCGGAGTCCAGAAAGTGTTTGACCATCCACCAGACACGGTCAACGCTTTTCCAGCCGTAGCGGTATTAGTGGATGATATTGACCCAGCCATGAATTTTGGCGGTAACAGTTTCCGCTCCACAATCCGCCTGGTTGTCCTGGTAGCAAGCGGTGATGACCAGCACGGATTTGATTTGTTATACGACATCATTGACCCCACCGCCACAACCGGAGTGAAGTACGCTCTAGAACAATCGAACTCCCTGAATAGCACTTGCGACGGTCACACCCTGATGTCCATTGAAAACGTAAATCGTCGTGAAATGTGGGGCGGATTCTATTTTGCCGCAGACTTTGTTATCGATGTTTGGAAAACGGTGGCGTAATGCTAAAACTTACTATCAAAGAAAATAAAATCCTCAAAAAGGCATTGACCGACCCTGTTACCTATCGGCAACCAATTGATGGCTTTCTAAGGAAAGCTGGATTCACGGTTGAGGGCCGTGCGAAAAAACGTGCGCCAGTTGATACGGGCCGTTATCGGTCTAGCATCAAAACAGAAGTTCAGGAACTACGGTCTATTATAGGAAGCAACCTGGTGTATGCACCTTTCATAGAATTTGGCACAAGGCCCCATTGGCCGCCCTTATCAGCTTTGCAACCTTGGGCAAGAAGGCATGGTTTCCCCAGGGGGAGAACCGGCGCTTTCCTTGTGGCCAGGGCGATAGCCAGGCGAGGCACAAAAGCGCAAAAAGTAATGACGACATCTTTGAAGGATTCATTAGGCGATATCGAGCGTTTGTTGAAAGACACGGTGAGGGATATCCAAAGGAGGTTCAAGAGTGGCTAAATATTCATCCGACAAGCTACGAGTGTATTTTGGTGGGTACAACCCAGGTACGCATACCACAAGCGTTTCCATCACGTTGTCGGCAAACGCTTTGGATAACACTGCCCTGGTAGACTCTGCCGAGCGGATTCTTACAGGACATCGGACAGACCAGATAGAATGGGCTGGGTGGTACGATGACGACGCCCAGGCGCTCGACAATGCGATGAAAAACCTGTTAGGTTCAGCAGCTGGCACAAACCAGGTGGTGAGTGTTCATTTTGGCTCTGCATCTGGTGGCGCAGCGTATTGTGGTACGGCGATGGCTGTTGATAATAAAATAGGCGGAGTCGTTGGGGAACTTGCAAAACAAACGGCTATTATCAGGACTGACGGTGCGTTGACAAAAGCAATAACCCAACTGGCGGATGGAACGTATACAAACAATGGGAGTTTCGGAGTTGTCGACCACGGTGGAACAACGACAGCTGGTGCAACTGCTTTCGCTCAATTCATAAAATTTACCGTGGGGGCAAATGGGGAGCAAGCCGTTTACCAACTGCAAGATAGTGCTGATAATAATACTTACGCAGCATTAGGAACGTGCGGAACCGTTTTCTCCTCGTCAACGAGTAGTACCAGTGCGATTCTTGTTATTGCATCTGGAACAAATATTGACAGGTACACCAGGGGGAGAGTTTTGGTAACCGGCGGAGCGGCGTCTGGTAGCGTGTCTTTAGCCGTTGCGCTACACAGAGTGCCCAACTAATGCAATATAAGGTTATCAGCCCTGTCGAATACAGTCCTGTGGACAACCTGGGCAACGCTTTGAGCGAGTATTGGCAAGCCTGGGATATTGGGAGTATTATCGACACTGATACAGTAAAAGTACCAAATGGTTGTAAGCCATTGAATGTTGAATGGCTACTGAAGAAAAAAGCGATAGAGGAGGTTTAGTCATGGCAATGACACCAATAGCCGGTACAGCGGAAATCAAGATAGACGATAGCGGTTCAACTCAAAGGAATATGTCAGCATATGTAACGTCTATCAGCGATTTAGGAAAGGAAATTACTGCCTTGGATGTAACGACCTTTGCCGATTCTGCGGAACGAGTTTTAGCTGGAATTGAGATATCCCAGGAGTTTAGTATTACAGGCCCATTTGACGATACAGCCACTTCTGGCCCTGATGCTGTCTTTGGAACCCTGGTTGGCGTAATTGCTGACTTTGAGTGGCATCCAAAAGGCACAGCATCAGGCAAGAGAAAGATTAGCGGTAAGGCACTTTGTACGTCCTACAAGCCAACCGGAGAAGTCAAAGGGTTAGCGACATATACCACGACCTTCAAGGTTGATGGTGCAGTAACCATAGCGGCAAACTAATAAAGGCGATAAGCCTTGAAAGAAGGTACGTATGAGTACAACTCAGGTTGGCTTCATGCCAACGACCGAGCGTATTGAACTACCTGATGGTCAATGGTGGGAAATCATCAGCGAACCGACCAGGGGCATGCGAAAGGTTTTTAGAACTGCTGGAATTGAAGTAGGCGGAGACGCTTTGAAGTTGGCCGCTAGTGAAGATCTTCTCGGCGACGACGAGGCTCGCCAACAGTTCTTGATGAAACATGCGACGGAATTGAAACTGGACGCTTTGGATGACGCTTTTCTTCTGCATGGCACAGCTAAATGGTCGTTCGATATGGAAGTAACCGTAGCGAACATCGACAGTTTGCCGGACAAGTTCACGGCTCCTGTATTAGCCAGGATGAACGAGTGCTACCAGGTAGACCAAGACGAAGAAAAAAAAGACTAAACGAGGCCATCCAGGCGTATTATGATGGGCTGCCTCTGTCGCATGAAATGTCTGAGGCGGCTTTTCTTTTAGAAACGCAATGGTCATATGAAGATTACGTAACAGCACCTGACCGAGTGGTGGCGGATATGTTTCACTTACTGGACGCACAGTCTCAGGTCTTGAAAGCAAAGGAAGCGGAGCGAAGTAATGGCTGACGCAAGAGTCCAAATAATTTTGGAAGGGGTCGACAGAACTTCCAATGCCTTCAAGGGAGTCAACCAACGACTGAACTCAATGGCTGATAACTTGCGTAAACTGCGTGGGCCAGCGCTTTTAGTAACTGGAGCGTTATCAGCTATTGGGGCAGCGTCAATAAAATCTGCAAGTTCTCTCACTGAATCCATCAACAAAGCTGGCCTGGCTTTCCGTGATTCAATCGACATTGTTACGGCATTCTCTAAAGAATCGGCTTTCGCTATGGGAATCGCAGAGCAAGATGCGCTGGATTACGCATCAGTCCTTGGGTTTATTTTGAATGCCAGCGGAATGACCAGACAAGCATCGGCAGACATGTCGATACAAATGGTGAAATTGGCAGCTGACATCGCCTCGGTAAACGACATCCCAATCGCAGATGCGTTGAGGGCTATACGGTCAGGATTGGTTGGTGAAGTTGAACCTTTACGCCGGTTCGGTATTTTGCTTAGCCAAGCAGCCCTGAAAACAAAAGCGCTGGAAATGGGCCTCATATCAGGAAAAGAGGAAATGAGCGAGGCCGTCAAGGTTCAAGCCAGGTTCGCTTCCATCCTTGAACAAACGACAGATATCCAGGGCGATGCCGTGAATACGGCTGAATCGTTTGCAAACTCTATGAAGCGATTTCAGGCCCAAGTAAAAGACGCAGCAGGTCAAATCGGCATGGTTCTAATTCCCAACCTGGAAGGTTTGATGGTAAGGGTGAACGATGCTATGAAAGCGTTCAACGATTTGACCGACGCTTCCAAGAAAAAGATTATTGCCATTGTTGGCATTGGGGCAGCCCTGGGTGCGCTGATTCTTATTCTTCCATTTGTTCTATCCGGTATAGCCGGAGTCATAACAATTTTTGGCGGCCTCCTGGTGATGTTCAAGTTAGTTGCCATCGGGATATTCGCCCTGTTTAGCCCCATCACGCTCATTGTTGTTGCCGTAGCAGCGATGGCTGTTGCCTGGATAAATAACTGGGGAGGCATACGAGATTTTACTAAAATTATTCTTCAAGAAATTCAAGACTTTTTGTTTCAATGGGTTGAAAACTCTATATTAGGATTCCAGAAATGGATTGATGTCTACAACATGATTGCGTCGAGAGTTGAGAAGTTGCCGACGATAGATAAAACGGTTGGTGATATATTCAAAGATTTGGCAGGAGTTGCCAAGATTGGTTTTGAGAAAGCGGAGGTCGCTGCCAAGAGCTTTGCCGATAGCGTCGTGGATAAAGTCGGAGATATCCCAGGTCTTTTGAAAAACGTCCTGGATGAAACCCTTGGAAACCTGGGGGAACTTATTGGGAAAGACATACCTGGCATCGATGAAATTATCGCTTCCATAAAAGAGCAAATCAAAGCTGCGGTTGAAGGTATATTTGAAATGAGTACAGCAACCGGCGATATGAACGACGGCCTGAAAGAGGGGATGGAACTTACCAAAAACATCGCTGACAATATGTTCGACGCCGCCGCCGCTGCCAAAGTATTTAGCACAACTTTCGACAAAGGTATCGAATTACAGAACCGAATCAATCGCTTTCTTGCCGCTGGAGGCGACCCATCAATGGTTGCGGGCCTTCAAAAAACCGTAGACCTGTTATTGGGTGGGTTTATGCCTCCCTCGCATATCACTCCTATGCAACATGGCTCTCGTAATTTCAGAGGTGGGATGGCGTTGGTTGGTGAAGCAGGCCCAGAGTTAGTCCAGTTACCCAGGGGGAGCAATGTGTTCAGCAACGCTGAAAGCGCTGGGTTCGGTGGCGGAAACGTCATCAACATCAATGCTATGAGCCTGGGGTCAGACCCATTAGAACGGAGGCGGATTGCCGAGGAACTCGCAGCGGAAATTGGTTTGTTATTAGCCGAGGAACAAAGGACAAGATAATGTTTCAATTACCATTACGCCTTATGCAAGCACCAACAGAATTATCTGAAAACGCTTCAAGCGTAACGTTGACGTTACCCACGATTACCTACAAGGCTCGCCACCTGGTGATTATTGTAGACGGCATAACCAACACCGGCGGCCAAACCAGGATGGCTATGCGGTTCAATGGCGACTCAGGTTCTAATTATGGCGATGAGGTATTTCGGGCCGATGGTGCGTCTGCATCAGCGGCACAAAGAAACGCTCAAACATCAGGCCGAGTCGGGGAACTAACGAGTACGTCCAACGTGTACGGTGGAGCCTATATTCTGATACCGCATTACAAAGGAACTGATGGGCATAAATCCTACGTTTCTTTGTCTGGCTCCGGAGAGGAAGCCCTTGATGCGTGTGGTGGTAGATGGGCTGACACCGATGCTATCACATCTGTAACTCTGCTTATGGAGTCAAATAACTTTGCGGCCACAAGCCGGTTCCTCCTCTGCGCTGTTGACGAACGCTATCTTATTGAGGAAGAAATACTCGCCTCTGACGGAACGTTCACGTTCGATAAATTGCCAACCCTCCAGGGTGATATTTGCGGAGTGGGTTATTTACGGAGCGACCGAACTGGTGCGCAAGACGGAATTCAATTGACGATAAATGGAAATACCACGAATGGAAATTACAGCCGGCAAGTGATAGCTGGAACTGCGGCCGCAACTGGAGTTGGTGGAGCCGCTGACAGGAGGATGGGTGGGGATGGAGCGATACCAGACCAGAGTTGTACGGCTGGAGCATTTTCTGCAACGTGCTTTACGACGTATCATCCGCAAAACGGCGATGATGATGCCCACACGATTTACATATCCAGCTTTCATTCTGTGAGTACAGCCAATGCAGGAGTAGACCTGGGGTCAAGTAGGCTCAACGCCGCAGCCGTTTATACTACCATGTTGTTCAACCCTCAAAATGGAACGAACTTCAAGGAAGATTCAATGATGAGTTTGTACCAGGTTCCGAAGCCACGCCTGGTGAGGGTGGCTGGTTCGGGGGCAACGCATACGTTTGACTCTGTTGATATTCCTTCATCTGGAATCCAATCGTTACAGGGTAGCATTTATGGGCAGAACGATTCCGGAGCAACCAGGGATATCCAATGGAATTTCAATAATGATACAACTGCATCCAACTATAATGTGCAATCTTTGAAGGGAACAACAAGCACACTGACGGCCGCCCAAAGCGCTGGCGACGATGTCCTTATACCAGAAGGATTCCCAGACGATGGCGAGGCTGATATATTTGGTGGTGGCAGTTTCTTTATTGCCCAGCCGTTACAGACTGACAGGCACAAGCATTGGTTGTCGTTTGGTGGGTATAATGGAAGCGCTCGAACCGTTAGCATTGCGACAGGCCGATGGGAAAATGCAGGAGCGATAACCGAAATAGACATCGTTTCACACACTGGAAATATTGCCGCTGGAAGCATCAGCGAGCTTTCAAGCCTGGATACTGATGATGTTACGGATAGAAGCAGAAACACGAAAAGTATCTAAGGAGGATTCATGGCTAATTTTATTGTCGAAGTTCGCTACCAAGGCACGGCCTACCAGGGGGCAACCGTGTTGGTAGGGAGTGAGGTTCCGGCGACCACCGGCTCGAATGGAAGGGTTTCCTTCAGCACTTCTCTGGCAAAAATAGTGAGCGCTGTGGTAGTCGAAAATGCAGACCCTTATTTTGTATGGGGTTCTGGGTCAGTTATTCTTACAGCTGATTCCGCTTACGTTATCAATATCTGAGGTAATACATGGCACAAGTTACGCTCAAGCTCAAAGACGGTACAACGACGCTGGATTTGGCGGATACGAGCAAGCATGCAGCGCTTCCGAATTCTTTTCAGATTGGCCCCATTCAACAACTGAGGGGACTGTCAGGGGATTCTTTTTTCCGCAATGGCGCCATCATGACTCAGCACGGACTTGGAACCAGGGTGGTGCGAGTGGCGCTGATTTTCAATGGTGATGACGTCGGAACTCTCCAGGCGAACATTCAAAACGTCAACAAAATGTTGCAACAAAATCGAAACCGGTCTGTGGTTGTCGGTTCTGGTACTCCCCTGGAACTAGAAACCCAACTGGGAACCTCGTCAGATGAAGAGGTTGATTTCCGAGTTATTGATGGACAGCTGTCATTACGACGAAACAGTTTTGATGAACCAATAGTCAACAACAAAAGAGCGTTCGCAGATCTATCCCTTCTGGTCGACCCACTTGGCGTGGGAGCCAGCGAAGAATTATCAAATTATCTCAATAATCCTTCTTTTGAAAATGGAACGCTGATGGTGGGCTGGACGGAGAACTCGACCGCAACAGGAACATCCACCAGGGATGGCGCTCGTGCAGTTTACGGAACGGCAAGCATGAAAGTTACCATGACCGGTGCGAGCGGTGGTTTGACGCATGAAGCCCAATACCAGGACATAGCAGTTACTGCTAGCCAAATCTACTCGGTCAGCGTTTACACGGAGGCAGTTGCCCTCAGCAGCGTGGGTGCGGTTCCTGCCCAGGCTGTCCTCAAGGTTCAATCGTTATTGGGCACGCATGTGCTTTACGAGGATGAGGACTACCTGGATGTCACGACTACCGGAACGGCGCACCAGCTATCAAGGACAAACGTCAGAATTCCAGCTGGGGCAACAACACTGCGAGTGTGGGGTATGGTAAGGGCCTCGACCGCATCGGCAACAGGCACGGCTTACTATGACGGTTTTATGGCTGCATCTGGAACTTCTATTCCTGGCGCTTACATAACCGGACGAGTAACAAACAACGAGATTGATACGTTGCTGGGAACCGGAATCAATCACTTTGACATTTACGACGTACCAGGTGATGCTCCTGCAAAAATGCGCCTTACGATGAAGTCGCTCGCAGCAAGCGGAACCCACAGAGTGTTCATTACGATGCGTGGTGGCGACCGCATGACCGATAATCTACTCAACCAGGGGCAATCGGCTTCCACGGTTATTGTTACTGATGCCTTTGGTGCTTCTGCAACCTTTGGTGGCACAGTGCATACCCTGACAACAGGAGCGACAGCGATTACAAATGCAAGCTATGGTTCTGCTGGGCAAATCCATTGGACAGTAGTAAACGACAAAGCCGTGACCAGTACTAACTATGGTTATTGGGAGTTTGACCTGGGTGGGACTGCTCCCAAGGGATTGTTCCGTGTTCTTGCAAGAACTGAGTATACAATTCGTACAGCGTCAACTACATCTGGATTGCAGTTAGCAATGCTAAACACAACCGCAGCTGGAACCAATTTCCGCCTGGGGGTTGGATACAGCGTTGGAGATTTGAGCTTTACGCCACGCCCATCAGTCGCATCTGATTACAACCATTACGGAACGTCATTAGCGAGTACCATGAACCTCATTGATATTGGGGAACTCCAGATTCCACCAGGGCAACTCGGCGATAATGACATTTACGACAATTACAAACTCCGAGTCTATTTTGGGCTTGGTACGACTGTAACCTGGAGGAGGTCAGGTGGAATCACTCCAGATTTTTTCAACTGGCGTGTTGATTATTTGTTTTTGGCTCCGGTCGAAGAAGGGGCCGTCATCATCAACAACGTGACAAGCGCTGACCAAATCCTCGTCGACTCGGTAAGCCAGAAACCAGGTGTTTATTTCCTGACGACCACTGGTAGCGTAAGCAATGTTCCTGACCGAGTGGGTGGAGCATTTCAAATAGGGCCAGAGCCTACCAGGGTTTACATCGTGCGTGATGACAACGCAAATCCATCAGCTGTCAGTTACACTTCAACCCTAACCTATCATCCGCAATACAATATCGTATAGCCATGCCATTACGACTTCATCTTTACGACGACAATCTTTCATCGCCTACTTACCAACAGGATATTCTTCCTTTTGTTGATGGATTAGTCCACACCACCAGGCTCAACGGTGGCTTTCACGATATGGTGTTCCGAGTCGGAACCACCCTGGCTGAATTTTGGGAGTGGTATCTGAACCGTAGATTGTATCGCCTGGTTCTTGCAGAAGATTCTGGGAAGGTTATCTGGGAGGGGCGATATGAAGACCCCGAATTAGGCGAGGGTGGAACGGTCATCAAGTGCTATGGGTACTGGGCAAATTTTACGGACAGGATGTTGCAGTCAAAAACGTATAGCGCCAAAACGGCCAAAGAGATTATTGTTGATATGCGTGACACCACCGGCACTGCGGAACAATTGTCCGATGACGATACCCACATTGACGACCCAGGTGTAGACCTAACCATAACCTACACCGATTTGCAATTATGGGATGCACTAACAAACCAAAATAACGGAGTGACGGCTTTTACCAGCACGACAAGCGAACCCTGGTTTCTAGCGGTATGGGAAGATAGGAAAATCTACTTCAAGGCCCGTAACGTTTCGGCAATCACCTGGCAAGTGGACTTACAGGATTTGACAGCTGTTCCAAGAATACGTGGGCCGTTTAGGAGCATGAGAAATTCGGTGTACTCGGTGTATGATTCAAGCAGAACCAGCACTACAACCGATACCACCAGCATAACGAAATATCTGACCAGGGATTATGCCGTGCGTGATATTGTTGGCAACCAGGCGACCGCTGAAAATCGGAGGAATAAGGAACTGGAGTTCCGAAAGGACATACATGCGGAGATTCCAGAGATTCTTGTTGGAAGCGTTCGGGATGCGAACGGAGCGACCAGGAGCATTTGCCGAGTCCGTGCTGGGGATGTGATTCGCATCAACGATTTGATACCGGCGACGGTCAACCCTGGCGAGGTTCAGCTAGATGCGCTCAACACGTTCTTTATCCGAGAAACAAAATGCGACCATAATACTAATACGTTGAGGATTGTTCCAGATGTGCCAGACCTGAGTTTGCATAAAGCATTGGCAGCTGCACAACTAAGAATAATCCAGTAATGATTCCTCTATCGCCTCGTAAGCACCTGGGCGGACAATAATTTCTGGCAACCCATTTTCTGCACGCACCACGTTCGCTTTATCAACGCACTCCTGGCAGATAGGTTCACGGACTCCCCCTGGGTCTGGCATTCCGTTGGTAGCCCGAATAGACGGAACTGTCATCGGGTTATACGACATCAACCGGTCGCATCCGAAACACTTACTATGAAATAATGCGTATCCCATCATAATCCTCCGATAAGAGGCAATGGAACATTTCCAATCCTCATTTTAGCTAAATTTAGATATTCCCTGTTGAGGTCTGTGCCTATGGACTTTCTTCCAAACTTCTGAGCCACAGCCAGGGTGGTTCCCGACCCAACGAATGGGTCGAGGACAGTGGCTGGCACAACGTCAGCATTACAGGTGCAGGTGGGTTCCCACCCAATGGTGTTGTGTTTAGGTGGCACATTCTGAGGATGCTTTTTAGGTTGGCGATTAGTGTATGCGTCTGGCTTGCCTTCGTTGGTTCTCCATGCTTTACCGCTACTAATCAAAGCGGCGTATTCTTCTGTCAATTCAACAATACGTTTCCACGACTTGCCACACTGAGCGCACACGCCCTTCTCTGAAGAACCTGCAAGGATACATGGCTCGACTAACTTTTCTGGAAACGTAGCAAAGTGGGCTTCCTTGTATGGCTGAGTAGTTACTTCCCATACGGTGCGCTTATTCTTTCCAAGTGGGTGGTCTATAAGACTTCCATCTGCCTTGTAATGCCCACTATGCCCTTTGAGGCCAGTACCACCGCCATCATACGTGGCATCAGGGTATTTAGAGTCAATCTCCCATACGGAGCGCTTGTTACGCCCTTGCTCAATATTGCCAGCGGCTTTCAGATTTCCGTTTGTTTTTTGTCCACCGTGTCCTCTGGTTGTTCCTACTTGATTAGCTACATCCTGCTGTAATCTGCTTACAGAACTAGGCAATAGTCGCTCCCTTATCGCATCAGCATCGTAGTAATACTGGGAACTCTTGGTCAGCAGGAATATATATTCGTGTGCTTTGGTGGGCCTGTCGGTTACGCTTTCAGGCATTGGGTTTGGCTTGCTCCAGATAATGTCAGACCGGAGATACCAGCCGTCCGCCTGGAGTGCAAAGGCCACACGCCACGGTATGCCCACGAGGTCTTTCTCATTATAACTATCACCAAGGTTCATCCAGACCGTTCCACTTGGCTTCAGTACACGCCAGACCTCACGGAATACCTCTACCATATTGGCGCAGTACGCTTCTGGGGTTGGCTCAAGCCCGATGCCCTCTTCCTCTAGCTCATAATCTCTAAGGCCCCAATAAGGCGGACTAGTACAAACGCAGTCCACGCTATTGTCCGGTAGAGGTAGGCTACGAGCGTCAGCCTGGTACAGCCGTGCAAGCCCATTGTCAAAAATCAAATTATCATTAGCGTATCCCATTATAATCCTCCCCTGGTGGGTGTTCCTCGCAGTCAAACTTACTCCCTAAACCGCACTCACTGCACAACCCAATGATTCCTTCCTCGTTAGCTTCTAGGTCATCGCCTGGCTCAGAGTAACAGCAAATTGAGAGCCATTCACAGTTGTGCATCGTGTTCCTCATTTCTACAATGTGGGCATTCCATATCCCACCCTTGTTCAAGTGCAGTTTGCAAAACGTGTTTGGGAATGAATATAAGGCAGTCCTCCCCATGATACAAAGCCACCGTTGGTTCGTTGTTGTAGCGCCCAAATGTAAGGCTAACCTCATCCAATTCATGTTGTTCGGTTTCCATCGCTTCATTGACAAAGTGAAGCGATGGAGCATGGGAGTGTCCATCCTCGAAACCTGGGTGATTTGCGTCAGGCATGACGGTTCTTCTCCAACTTTGCAAGGTGATAGTTATTCATAACTAGCAAGGCCACTCTCATCGCCGCACTTTTATTGATACGACTACTTCTCCCCAACAGGTATTCTGATGTCAGTAGGTCTACCAAATCAGCGAATAACGTTTGCGTGTTCGAATCCATTTTGTTGCCATCGTTATCGATTAGTTCCCATCGCTCTGTCCTAGAGATTTGCATAATATACCGTCCTTTCGTTACCTCGTTCCTATCATTCGTAGCACCCCACCGGCTTTCAAGAATTCCTTCATATCGATATTCGTGGACATTTATATCCTCCCCTCTCCAGCCAGGCCATCTTCCATCGCTGTAATGTAACCGTGGATAGTTCCGCCTTGCCTCCCGATATCAGCACCCCATGCTTCCAAAAAATCTCGCCCTACTGGAGTGTCCTT